GAGCAGGATATGATTCAACTTGTGTTTGAGGATATGCCCAACATTCAATTGTAAAGTTTCCTGTCCCCATATTAAATATTGCATTAGATGGCGCGACAAGATAATCCCCTGCACCATCAAATGCCAAAGACCCAGTTCCATACTTCTTTACACTTGTAGAAATCTGTGCGTTACCAACAGTTTCTAAGTCGTACATCATGGCGTTGTCAAAGATTGCGCCATTGGTCATGTTTGCCAATAATGATGTGCCGCTGACGGCGGTGACCGGCGCTGTGGGCGGCGTAAATGTAGCGGTGTAAACAGCAGTTCCTTTTATCATACGCACGTTTGAGGCGTATCCATTGAGAGGAAGAGATACTGACCCATTACCGCCAACTGAAATTGATTGGTTTGTTAAGTTTGTGCTATTAGAAACACTTCCCGCTGATGCACCATTAACCCATATAGTTAATGTGCCGCTTTGCCTTGTAAGCGCAACATGATTCCATGCATTTGGCGTAACAACTATAGACGATGTTAATACAGGACTTGTTGTAAATGCAGCAGGATTTAGAGAACCAGTGCTTAATCCAAAATAAAATCCGTCAGAAGAGCCACTACTGGGGGTACTTCTTGATTCAATAAAAGTTTGATAACCAGAAATTCCAAACACATACACCCAAAGTTCCCATGTGAAATCACCTGTTCCCATCGCAGTAGCAGTTCCACCGCTAGTGGATAAATAATCCCCACTACCATCAAAGTACCCTGACCCACCAATCACGCTTGTGGAGTAGGCGGCAGAAGCACCAAATGGGTTGAAGCGTTGAACGCTTGGTGTGCCATTAACTGTGATGGCAAATGCATTTGTACTGTTGTCAATAAAACGATTGCTTTGGCAAGTTAGCAATTGTGTGTTTGTAATTGCTGTCAGGGGTGCTGTTGGAACTGTTAGTGTTGATGATGTTGGGTCGTAAACAGCAGTGCCTTTAACAATGCGATGATTGCTAATGTATCCGTTAAAATTGCCGCTTGTTGCACCAGATGGCTCGGCAGCAGATATAGCAATTCCAGTTGTTGCAGCATCAGCAGTTGCAGTTACGCTACTTGCTGTTGCAACGCGAGTGCCGTTTACATAAATGGAAAGAGTTTGATTTGACCCACCTCCACGAACAACAGCAACGTGATACCAAACACCAACTGACATTCCATGATTTCCGATTATTGTCGGAGATGAAAATGTTGTTAAATTAAACCCAATTTGTGTATTGTTGATGTAAAAATCAATTCCAGCATCTGAGTCTACAGGCCCGCCACCAAATAACCAATAACTTGTAGGATACCCAGTGCCAGATGGCATAGACGCAAGATTTACCCAACATTCAATAGTAAAAGCGCCAGTTCCAAACGAAAATTGGCCACCAGCGTTTGAAACAGTTAAATATTGTGTAGATGCCCTAACAAAATAATTAGACCAATTAGACCCATAAGGCGAGAAAGAACCTTGGGTTGTATTGCCGTTGCGGGTAATGCTAAAGTTGTTTGTACTGCTATCTAAGAATGTATTGTTCTGTGCGCCATTAGTCCCATCGCCATGTAAGAGCATGGTGACGTAGTTGAACTTATCATCTGGCCCTGCGCCAGAGACTGCTGCTGTTTTAGATGCTGCAAACATAGTCAGTCCTTATGGTGTGAAGTTCTGACCGACAGTCGTGCCGTACCAGTTTGTACCATCGGCAAAGAAAGAATAAATATCTTGTCTGCTTGCAGTAGATGTGATTGTTGGTGCTGTACCACCAGCCCACTTAACTGTTGACCAAGTTACTGTGCGTGAGCCAGTTCCATCTTGCTTCAATAACAAAATAAAAGATTTACCTGCAGTTGCTGTTGGCATCGTAATAGTTGCATTGCCTGTCAGGGTAATGATTTGAACTGTGCCGTTGGTTAGAGCTAAAGTAATCGCAGTAGAGCTATTGGCAGAATATGGGGTCTCAACATAGTTGGTGACTGTAGGATTTGTTATAGTCTTGTTGGTCAACGTGTCGGTTGTTGCTCTGCCAACTAATGTGTCTGTGCTTGTTGGTAGTGTCAATGTTCCAGTATTGCTAATGCTTGAGATTACTGGTGAAGTCAGAGTCTTGTTTGTCAGGGTTTCAACGCCTGTCAAAGTAGCAAAACCAGAGGCAGTAAAGGCTGCTTGTGTCCAAGTTGAACCTGTCCACACATACAAAGTATTAACTGCTGTATTCCAGTACAAAGCACCTGTCAGTAAAGCGTTACCATCATTGTCCACAGATGGTGCAGAACTCTTAGAACCTAAGTATCTGTCATCAAAGGCATCGTAAGTGTTTGCTGCATCGGTAGCACTAGCAGCAGCAGCCGTAGCACTAGAAGACGCATTACCTGCGCTTGTAGAGGCATTTGATGCACTCGTAGAAGCGTTAGAGGCAGAAGTCGCAGCAGCAGCAGCACTCGTAGCAGCAGAACTTGTCGAGCCAAACAGAGTATCAATCTGGGCAATCGTATAAGCGTCTGCAATACCAAACCCACTTAAAGTAGTAGGGTTCGTTCCAGCAGTAATGCGCCCATAAGCGTCAGCAGTTACAGATTTGTAAGTTCCAACTGTTACGCCAGAAGTCGCCAAGTCGATATTGTCTGAGTTAACAACAATGCGTCCAGAAGACGCTGTTCCTACATTAAGTGTGTTACCTGTCTTTGTAAGACCATCACCTGCGGTAATCTGACCTGCACCAGAGAACTGAGCAAAGGTAACTGCTGTAGTCCCTAAAGTACCGCCAGCAGTAATTGTCGAGATGTAACCATTGTTGGCTTGAGTCGTACCCTTCTCAACAAAAGTAAAGGCAGCAACCAACTCATCCCATGTATTAGCGTCTGTGGTGCGTGTCCATGTACTAGCTGCACACAGATAAATACCATTGCCAGATTGAGTGGTCTGGTCTTTAACCAAAACTCGGTCACCAACTGATACCGAAATGCCATCAATTGTTTGTGTGCCTGACAAAGTGATATTCGCAGTAGTCGCAACAACCACAGAGGCTTTAGCATCAATACCTTGGGCTAGTGCATCAACATAACCCTTATTGGCAGCGTCAGAATCGTTTACAGGATTCGCTAGACCAGTAATAGTGGCAGACGTACCAGAATCCATATCCAACGAGCCAGAGATGGTCACATTGTTGAATGTAGAAGTACCAGAAGCAGCCGTGACATTACCTGTTACATTGCCTGTCAGGTTACCAGTTACGTTGCCTGTTACAGCACCTGTGTGTGTTCCTGTGGTGTTACCTGTAACTGCACCTGTCAATGGGCCAGTAAAGCCTACAGTAGCCGTTACATTCGTTCCTGTGATTGCTTGGGCAGATGAACCACCGATAACAGCACCATTGATTGTTCCGCCAGTAGCTGTGATTGACGATGTAGTGATAGGGCCTGAGAAACCAGCCGTAGCCGTAACAGTTCCTGTTAAAGCAGAAGTGCCAGTAACAGATAAGTTACCGCCTACAGTTACGTTGTCGCCAGCAGAACCATCTTGAAAGTTCTTTAACTGAGCCATCAATGTACGAATAGCATTGTTGACCAATGATGGGGCCATGCCCTCCGCTAAGTTAATGCTGTTAATGTCAGTATTGTTGTTAGCGGTACTGCTGTATTCTGAAATCTTGGTCTTTGCCATGTTAATCCTCTTGTAAGGTGCTACCAATCATTCCATAGTCTGCTGCTAATTGCGCCAAACCAGAAATGAATTTAGGGGTTGTAGGTGACATTTTTCTTAATTCTCGTAATCTGTTCATGCCATCTTTACTGGTAATCACATTGGCTAACTGTTCAGCATTTGCAGAGAACGCTCTTTCTGTTGCCCAATTCTTGAAAAACTCTCCATATTTTAATGGAGTCATTGCGCTACCAGTAACTTGTGCAAACGCTGCCAAAGCACTTGGCGCATTTTCTTCCATCTCTTTTAACGCTCTTTGGTTAAAAGCAGTATCAGAACCTAGCTTCTTAACTCTAGCTGCTGCTTCTAACACCTGCGTTAAATTGTTTAATGCTTGGAATTGTTGTGGGCCAAGAGCCTCAAGCAAAGCCTTTTGTGACTTTGAATCACCAAGTATCATCGCCTTCCAATCAGCACCAGCGTCAATGCGAGGCTCTTTAGCACCAATACGAGGCTTCATTGCCTTTTCCCATTGGGTCTGCAAATATGCTCGTGTTACATCGTTCCATGCTTCTGGGCTAACAGCTTGGATTTGTTGTCGTGTGTAACGAATGGTTTGTGGTGAGGCTTTACCACTATCAAACAAACGATTAGCTAAGTCATTTAAGTTGTCTTTAGAAACTTCTGTAAGTGATAAACCTGCTCGTCTTTCGCCAAAGATATTAAGTGGCTGTGATAGTTCTTCAAAAGCCTTGTTTGCTTCAAGATACATTGGGTTGTCTTTACCCATAGACTGAACCAAACGATTCTTAATGTTTGTAACTTCACTTTGAATAACTTTGTCCATAGATGAAAAAGATTCTTCTTTAAACATCTTGTCAATGTCAAACTTTGCTCTCTGCAATGCAGGTAGCCTATCCTCAAAGGTCTTAACCATCACCTCATCGCCTTGTGCGTTAAATGATGGCTTCTCTCTATACAGATTGTTTTTGATTCGTTGCAAGGCTTTTAATTCGTCACCCTTGGCAATCTTTAACATTGCATCAATGTCTTTGACAATAGGTGCAACATCTACAGGTACAGAACGCTCAAAGGCAGCACGATACAAAGGCGCAGAACCTTCTTCTCTAGCTTTCTCTAACTGAACAATCCTGTCCTTTAATGCCTGTTGACCACGATAGCCAGCAGTCATTGGGTCATCTACTTTGCTAATACTAGATAAAAATTTATTAACAGCAGGTTGAACTTGCTCTTTGTATCTCTTTAAATAAAAGTCACCAAGCGTATCAGCACTTTCAACAATGTTTCCAAGAACCTTTTGTTGTGATTTAAGTGAGGGTAGGTTTGTTAACTCAGCAGGGGTTAATTGAATCCCCAAGTCTTTTGCTTTTTGGGTTAAGTCTGCAACTTCTGTAGTGCTAATTTTCCCAATATCTTTAGCAAGGTTTTTCTCTAAAATCTTACCCACGCCAAATGGTAAAAGTTGCATACCACCAGAAATCAATCCCTGTGTGGCAACATCAGTACCAGAAAACTCTTGGTCACCAAGTAACCCTGCAATAGCCTGACGTACTGCATTAGTACCTGCTGCAACGCCACCTGTAATGGCTGCGCTACCTGCTACACCTAAAGGGCCAGTCAGTAACATTGGGCTTGTCGCAATACCAGTAACTATATCTGGTGTAGCCTCAAGAACATCGGGTGCATAGTAACCAGCAGCAGTCATTGGCTTAGTAAATACGCTAGGAATCTCTTTGTAATATTGACCATCATTTGCTTGGTAAACAATCTCATCACCAACCACACGATAACGGCTCTCAGGAATACCACGAGCCTGTGCAAATATCTTGATGGCAGCTTGCTTGTCAGTAGGAACACCAGCTTTTAATGCTGTCAATGCACTAGCACCACCTGCTGCGGTACTCTTGGGAATAATGGTTTCATCACGAATAGAAATCTTAGGCGCAGTAGCTGGAGACAGAATCTCATCCACTACGCTCGTGCTAATAGGAAAACGCTTTCGTTCTTCCTCTGTGCTACCACTTAACAGTTCATCAACAACAGACATTTGATTACCTCATTAAGCCGAATTCAGTTGCAAGGCGACTTTTCAATACTGCTCTATCTTGTGGGTTTTTAACATCCAAACCAAGAGAAGTAATCAAAGCCTGTTCACGCTGACGCATGATTTCTGGCATCTTGTCTAGCGGTACATCCACAACTTTCAATCCATTGGCTTTAATGTACTGAAGTCTTGCTTCCATAGTACGCAAGTCTTTTAGCGTATTAGAAAGTTTTGCAGCAAACTGTGTCGGACTATCGCCATCTAGCAATCCGCTTCCAACATTAGGCATACCCTTTTTAATTCGGTCTGCTTCCTCACCAGTACCCATTGCTGCACCAGTTACTTCAACAATGTAAGCATTTAACTCACGAATTGAATCTTGAGTAAATTGAGTGTAATTTGAAAGTTGTTGCTTCTGCTCTGCTGAAAGTTTTGTTAAACCTAACTTTTCACCAATTGCTCTGAAATCTTGTACGCTTCTAAATTTAGTTTCAAGAAACTTAGGGTCATAAGACGTTTCAATCCGATTCAATCTTGAAAGTCGTTCACCTGTAGTTAACGCTGCTTTATCAATAGCATTTTGCGCTTCTTTGCCAACAGGAACAGCACCAGCAGGGTAATTATAAATATCACCACCAGCACCAGACTTTTTCAATGATTTTGCTTTGTCTAAAAGTTGATTAAATTGGTCTGGAGTGATATTTTGTGGATTATCTGTTTTAAACATTCCTTGAGCAAGGTTTGCAAAGTCACCAGTAAATTTACCACTTCTATCAACAGCTAATTTCAAACCATTCTTGGCTGTATCGTCTTTAAGATAGATAGCACCATCAACAGTAACATAGTCGTTACCCTTGTAAACCTGCTCAAGACCTGACGGAGTTTTCTTGAAAATAGTTTTGTCAACAGTCATGTAATCAGGTTGACCAAGTTTCTGTCTGCGCTCAATGCCTTGCATCAAGTTCTCAAAATCCTTGAATGGCAACAACTCTTGCAATTTACCAATAACTGCTTGGTTTGGAATAAGAGCAGTTTCAGCAGGTCTAGCAGGGATAATGCTTGCTTCTGGCATAACATTACCATCATCATCCATAAGTGGGTAATCTGTTGGCTTGCCATAAAGTGCTGCTTGTGCTGGCATTGCCTCTTTGGTAACTTGCTCTTTCAATGTGAATGGTGCAAGTTGCTTCACTTGTTCTTCTAGCTTCTTTTTCTTCATCAACTCTTGCAGTTGATAGTTTTGCAACTGGCTTTGCATAGCCTCAGACATACCGCCTTTATAGGCTTTCTGACCTAGTTGCAAGCCTTCAGCAATAGACTGACCTGTGTTACCACCTTGGAACAATCTGCCAGCTAATGCGTATAGGGCTTGAGCCTGTGCATCATCACGATTGCTTTGAATGTCAGCTTGTGACATACCGAGCAGACCCATTGTGTCTGCACCGCCTGTACCGAAAATGTCTAATAGTCCAGCCATATCAATCCCACCAGTTAGAGCCAAAAGCAGGGTAATTAGTGTCAATAGTTCCCATGTTAGAGCCACCACTTAGAAAATTAGAACCACTATTCCATAAGTTGCTAATACCAGTAGAACCACCTAGATTTTTATACAAACCACCACCAACAGCAGCCAAACCAAGCACATTTTGTAATGTAGATGTGTCTGCTGCACCTGATGTTCTAGATTCGCCTACTCGTCCTAATGGGTTGCCATATACCAATGACATATAGTTTTGCAAGTTCTGTTGTGGCTGGTTTTGCAAGAAGTTAAAACGCTGAATATCAGCACCCAACTGTTGACCTGTGTAACCTTCACGCAACTGACCAGCTTGTAACAACTGGTTAATGTCTTGGTAATCAGCAGCAGCTAACTGAGGCGCAGCACCAATGGCTTGTTGCTGACGTTGACGCTCTGCCTCGTAGTTCTGATAAGCTAGTTGACCTGCTGTGTTAGTCAATGCTTGAGCATACTGACCAGACGCTCTATCCTGTAGGTTACCCATAGCACCAGAGCCATAACGCCCTGCAAGACTAGCTTTAGAGCCAATGTCGCCTAGTGTTTGCTGGTATTGTTGTTGTGCAGCTTGTGCTGCTGGCGCAAATGCACCTTGAAAGAAAGGGTTTCCACCTAGATAAGCACCACCCAAAGTTCCCTGTAATTGCTGTTGAGCAAGTCCAGTTAAAGGATTACCAGCTAAAGCACGAGTTTCTAAGGCTTGAACGCCAGCTTGTGTGGTTTGTGAGGGTGCTACAAAAGTTTCGCCTGTGTAGTATTTTGGGCCACCGCCCTGATACAGACCTGATGCTTGTTGCAGACCATACGTTAAATATGGTGCAATTGCAGGGTCAACTTGTGATGTGGTAGTAGTAGCCATCTTTTACTCCTAGAGTTTCGGATTCCAAGATGGGTCATCCACGGAATCCATTATACATAAATTATCCAATTACAACATAGGCATATGTCTTATTTGCCGTACTATTAGCAAAGTGTGAAACCACAGCTTCACCGCTAGTTTGGGACGAAACATAAACATTTGAATATGCGTAAGGCGCAATAAACTGAGCAGTAATGATTGCAGCAGGGATGGATGGTCTTGGGATTCCTGTGTCAGCAGCAAAATGCTCTAATGTCACACCAACATCAGAAACAGCACCTGCTAACTCTACATAATCACCTGCTGCTAAATCAAGAAAGAAATTCATTGAGCCAATCAAATGGCTAGGGTCACCTGTGCTTTTTCTAGCTGGCATACCAAATCTGCTACCAGAACGAACCACATCCGTTCCATTTACCCTAAACCAAATATCGGCATATTGACCATCATTTGTGTTGTTTTGCAACTGTAAGGAAAACTGGAAGTTATAAACACCTGCGTTTCTTACATTTATTCTTGTAGTGTTTGACAGGTAAACACCATTGCTTTCCTCAGTTGTGTCAAAAACAACAACAGCAGTAGTGCCAGCACTAGGTGCAGTTTGGTCTGTATTGTTGCTAAAACATCCATAAGGCGCAGCGTCAGCCTCTGCTGCATCAGAAAATGGAATCAGAATAATCTTTGAGTCAACGCTAATGCGCCTATCGTAAATAGTCGTAGATGTGGCATTTCCTGTCGCCAGAGTGATAGTCCCTGTGTTATTTGTCTTGCCATTCATAATGCCATTGACAATTTCAGCAACAGACCTTTGGTCAGAGCCAAATACAGGAAGTGTCCTAAACTGACTTGTCATCGAACACCCTGACCTGTCACATCCACATCAACAGCAACAGCGTTTTTCCAATCTGCGCCAGTAGGAGTAACTTGAATACGATGGTAACGCCCTGCGCTACGCAAAGAAACTCTGTTCTCTGAGTCAGCAGATACTGGTGTCCCAAAGGTAACATCTTGGCTTAACAATGTGCGAGAAGCCACAGCAACATTTGCTGAACCATTATCCACCTGTGGTCTAGCCAAAGTCACTACAGATTGTCCACCAAGGTCAATGTCTCCAGTAGCAATCTGACCTGTAAGGCTTGCACCTGTGTAGGTATAAACCTTTGCACCTAGCGTACCACCAAGGAAATACTTACCACCCACATACAAACGTGAGTCTAAACTTGTTGTCAATGCGTCAATAGATGCGTTAATGCTATCCAATTGCTCAAGCGTAACAGAAGTAGTAGAGGCTTCTGACAGGTAATCAGTACCAGCATCCGCATAAGTCCATTTCTTAGTAGCAAAGTTGTAAATGATTAGTTTACGATTTCCACCAGTATCTACATAATTCCAAATAACCAGCTTACGAATTGGGTCAACAGCAGCAGACATAGTTCCATAGTCAGATTCTGATGCGTCATCAATAAAGAATCGGTCAACCTTTTCGCTTCCAATTGGTACTACTTGCTGACCATCACACATATAAAAGCCATCGTCCGATAGGAAGAATGTAACTCCTTGGTACTGTGCGATAGAACCAGCAACCATACACCCCTTGTTACGAGAGATATTGTCAAACTGGAATATGAACGGAGTACCTACATAGGTCATTCGGCTAATGGCTCTTTCTAAGAACACCAAGCCAAACTCACCACCACGGATTCCTACAATCTGTCCACCATCAGGAATATCTTGATAGTCAGACTGAGTGTTTACATTCTCTACCCAATCTGTCTCATCGTTAATCGCAGACCAACGAACACGATATTGTTGTTGTGCAGCAGATTCATAGGTATTCGCACAAACAACAAAGTCACGCACGACAGTAATAAACTTAGCTATCGGTGCAGATGCGCTTAAATTAGCAAAAGACGTAGAAGTTCCTAGCGTCCATGCTTGCAGTACGTCAGCATTGTTTGTAGTAATTACTCGTTTACCAAATTGAGTAAACCTAACTCTATCGTTAATGCCAGTAGTCATTCCTGTCTTAACTTGAGTCAATGCGCCTACGCCATCTACTGTGTAAATCTTAGATGCGCCAGAAGTAAACAACTGAGTAGTAGAGTCTGGATTCTTGGCAGCGTACAGAGACACTAGGTCTTCAGCAGCAGTACCAGAAAAGGCTACAGCACTAGGGAAAGGCCCATAACCCACAGCCTGAGAAACCACGTTCTTAGCGTCAGTCAATGCGCCAGATATACCTGATTGGTCAGGCATCCACTCACCTAGTTGAATTCTTTGTGTAGGCATATCAAATGTATGTAGTTTGCATTGCCAAAGGAACGCCAGAGTATTGACCCTTTTCATCTGAACGAGTCAACGAACCCATAGCCCTATCAAACATAGTTCCCCATGTATTGATTCGAGCATCGTTCATCAGATAAGGCTCTGCCTCTAACAAAGACGCATACAAAAGCAAATCAGGACAGACAGTCAAGAATGTGTTTGATGTGTTTGAGTCGCTCAAGAATGGAGGCGCAATGGAGTAAACTAAAGTCAATGTGTAGTTACTATCTGGGATAGGTGCTAACTTAAATGTCGTAGCCAAGACTGTGTAGTTCAATGGCTTACCAGCGTCCATGCTTCTGGAGTTACGAGAGAACAAAGACGGAGATTCATAGTTCAATGGCATTACAGGATTACCAGTAACCACCAAATCTTTTACTTCCAAGAAGTCAGATGGTATATTAACTGTAGCTGTTCCTGATGTGCAGGTTAGCGTAGTTGTATTCAACATCTGGCGAATACGCAAGTCTCTGCGTAAACGAGTTTCTGCCAAACGGATAAAGTCTGGAATCTGTGTTGTTAGGTCTGAACGAGCCAAGTACCCTGCGATAGTTGTCTGTAGTTCAGCATAGGTAGTAAAACTCATACAACTCCTGTTCTAGTGCGCCACGCACGATTCATTGGGTCATTTAACCAAGCAGCAAAACGCTTTTCATCAAGAACAGCAAAGCCACGCATGATTCCAACTTTATTCAAGTCATCAATGACTGTCATTGGAATAGATGCAACTTTGTTACCAAACAACTGGTCAGACCATCTTGCTCTCTCGTCATACGAGTTATATTCTTTTTTGTTCTGCTCAACAATGTCAGACACATCTTGACGAGTCTGAATGACGATACCGCCCTCACCATCAGCATGAACAGCAGTTTGTCTAAAATTGGTAGGATTTTGCATAGCCTAATTCTATCAGTTTGAGTAGAAAAGAAAATGCCCCAGAGGATTAGTCTGAGGCATTTTTTGGGTTACACCAGATTAAGGTGTCAAGTCAGCCAAAATGCCATGAGCAGCTTGGTTTTTAACTTCCAATGTGTACTCACACAACAACTGTGTGGACTCATTGTCGCCAGTAACAGCCAACTCATTGGTCTGGAAAGGACGCAGATAAGCAATAGCAGCCATGTCAGGGTCAAGGATGAACGCTGTCTCGTTACAGCTATTGGTAGATGTCATGAACCTGTTGGGAACAATTGAGATTGCACCGAAATCTGACAGGTAAACATCTGCTGCGCTGACGATAGTGGTAGGGGTATTGGCAGGGGCCATGAAACGCTGTGCAGCGATACCTGTGAAAGCAGACACCAATTGCTTGTGTGCAGGGTTGACCATCAACACTTTAGGATTGCCACCAGAAGCGTAAACTTCTTTAACGACAGTCTTCAAAATGTCTTCTGTGAAAGTACGATTTGTACCATCAGTACGAGCAGTAGTTCCCAAGTCACCAGCAACGCCAGAAGTGCCACCATCATAGTTGGAGTTCAACCATGCTTGCAGACCACCCAATTTACGAGCAGTAGAACTGTTGCCGTTAGCAGCAGTCTGGTTGCTCAACAGGGAAGTCTCCATGTCACGCTTAATTTCCGAACTAGCTTTGGCCAGTTGGTAGGCTTTTTCTGATTTTCGGCCAGCCTTATCGACAGCTTGCAAAGTGCCAGAAATCTTTACAGTCTTCTGAGCAATCTGGCAACGATTACCAACACGAGTAGTAGGAGACATAGTAGCGTCAGATGCCGTTGCACCTTCGACTGCGTAGTTGTCTAAAACTGGGGCGGCAAGCGAATCGACTTGCCACTCATGTAGAACAGCAGTAGCTTTAGTCTTGCCAATGGAAGACATAAATGGAACATCTGTTGGTGAAATCGAGTAGATAACATCCGAAAGGTCTTCTCTCATACCGATTGCGGTATATGTTTGATAGGTAGCCATAATTTAATACTCCAAAATTTATAAAAATCGTTCAAATGCTTTAGCTGCGTCTGCGACTTTTCCTGTCTCACGCAACCTTTGCATAACCTGTTTATCCTGTGAATTCCTTGTAACTGGCGCAGAAGAACCAGAGCGCATCATCTTAGGGGCAGACTGGAGTTTTTTATTTAACTCTGGTTTGCTCTTTTGAAGTTGCTCATACTTCATTGCTTTATACAATGTATGCACAGCCCGACTGTCATATACGGAACTGAGTTCTTGGTCAGACCATCCAACAGACTTCGCATAGTCACGGATTTGTTTCCGTACCGCATCACCCTGTGGCGTAGCTAACTCAGGAATCAGACTAACTAGCTTCTCAGATTCATTACGGAGATGGTTTTGCAGAGAGGCTTGTTGCTCGGCTTGTTGCTGTTGGGCAATGCGTTGCTGTTCATTCCTGACTACTGCTAACTGCTTCTCACGTTGGCTCTGTTCCGCTACCGCTACCGCATAACCGATAGGGTCTGTTTCCTTTAAAACTTCTAAGTCCACACCCTGATGTTGCTGCGTAAGGAAGCTATCCAAGGCTTGCAACTTCTGAGCATATGCTTGTCGCTCTTGTTTCACATACTCTAAATGACTACGTTCAGCTTCAATTGCTTTACGTTGTTCAGCTAGAGCCTGAGACTTTTTAGTGTAGTCCGTACCTTGTTGATAACCCTTGATAAGTTCGTCTAGTTCTACTTCGACTTCCTCACCAGATGCCTTGACTTTATATCTTGGCTTGGGCTGTTCCTCGGATTCCTCCTCAGAATACTCAACTTCATCAGACGCTTGTAGTTCTTCTGTTTGTTCCTCAGATTGGCCTTGTTCGGCTTCGTCAGAATCACCCATCAGTCCCTCAAACGCTGAAGCGGCTTGGTTTACATTTAGGCTTTCACTCCCTTGTGGGTTGGTGTTTTCCATTTGTCATCTCAATAATCGCCAGAAACCTTCTGGACGGAGGGTAGGGTAAACCCTACAGAATCTTCCACTTCTTTTCTCTAATCACAGTTTCCGAGGCTAAACCTTCTAGGTGTCCTGTAATTAGTTCTAAAGTCTTAATGTGCCGATAAGCGTCTTCACGCCTATCACATTCTTCTGCACTTGTGTTAATTATCACACTAATCTGTTCATTTTTCAAGTTATTTAATACTTCTTTGAAAAAGTCATCATTTAGTAAGTTTTTAGCCCATTGAGCCAAAACTGCTTTGTCATTCTGCATTTACTGCCCTATTTGTCCAATAATCTGTGCGACCACCACCACCGCCAATATTACCAAAGTCGTAACTGCCAGTTAAGTCAAATCCATTTGTAATGGCATCACGCAATACATCATTTACATCTGCTGCGCTTCTATCAATGGCATTACCATAGTTACTTGCGCCTAGTAAACCTAAATCACTAATTGAGCCTTCTGGTGCAGATATCAATCCACTAACAACATTTCCAAAACTGTTACCAGTTAGATTGCTAATAATACTGTTAACAAGTCCTAGTGTTGGGTTTGCCAATCCTAGCAAGGCATTAGCTGTCATTGGGGTGTTATTAGTAGCTAAACCAAGACCTGCTGCTAAAGCATTGCCGTAAGGCCCTGCTGCCAACATCGCTATCTTTGTACCCAAGTTAATTACATCTTGCTCTGTTTTAATGTCAGCAGCAGAACCAATTAGGTTTAGTGCAATAGCTGTTTTAACTAGGTCTGAGTTACCTGCTAAAGCAGCTATCGGTGCTACTGTCCCTGCAACTTTTGCTACATCTGTCCCTGTGACATTCGTTCCAAACAACCCTGTGTTTGTCGTGTCAGTATTTAATACGTTGTTGCCAATAGTGTTATTACTTTGAACAAGCGTATTATTTAAGTTTGGAATGTCGATAACCTTGTTAGAGTCGGCTACGATTTTGTTAATTCCACCAGTATCTAAAACTGAAGTATCTTTTACTGTTATGTCTTGCATTGGTGTAGGCAAAACTCTTGGTTGTGCCTGTAACAACGAGCCATAAGCAATTCTTGGTTGGTCAGGTACAGTAACCCCAATTGAGTCTAGCAATGACCTTGTGGGCGCAAACTGCGTCTGTGGACGATACTGGCTCTGGATGCCAGAAACTATGTCCTGATAGCTAACGTCTTGTGGATTGCTACCACCCACCAAACTACGCAGTTCTTGATAGTTCATGGTTATTTACCAATCATGCCTAAAACATTGTTCAATGAAGTGGGTACTACATTGCTTTGCATTGTCTGTAAGCCTAAGTTAGCGTTTGCTGGAACTCCACGAATCATGTCAACAATGCTCTGTGTCGTAGGACGCTCGTTAATCAAACCTTGTGCCAAACGCTTAGATTCACCAAACGAGGGGAACAACTCACGAAATTGACCTGCTACTGTTGGTGCTTGATAGACGTTCTTAGGATTAAAGTTTGTCAATGATGTAGGTGCTGTAGCCAATGTAGATATTGGTGTGCCAGCATCTGTAACATATGACTTGTTGTAAGTATTTTGTCCAAACTGGAAAGGTACATTTTGTGTAGTAGCCAAGTTAGCCACAGAGAAATTAGATGGCAATCTACCACCATTCTGTGCAGCAATCTGGTCAACCAATGCCTGTACACCAGCAGATTTTTCTTGGGCTTGGGCTAGTGTCTTACCTACACCCAACTGGAAACCATAGTTAGGGTCTAGCGCAGTTACTGCTTGTGGAGTAGAAAATGCCGCATAAACATCATCCATTGACTTAGCGTTAGCCAAAGCACCTGTCAGGTTTTTATACTCAGTACCAGTTAACGCACCAGTATTTAACGCAAGGTTAATCGCTGCTTGTGCTTGCTCACCAGTAAGTGTGTTCTGACCTTCTTTAACAACTAACTTACCATTTACAAATGAAGTGGTAATTGGTTGCTGAGTAACAGGGCTGATAAATTGAACGCTATTACCTTGGACATTCTGAGAAATGTTAGGCAAAGCAGAATCTAGCTTAGTTGTACCTGTTAAAACGTCATAAGTCCCATAAGGGTTGGCATTGGCGTAACGCCCTGCAAATGGGTCACTCTCTAACGCATTAACATTAGCTGACAAGTTCTTGGCAGTACCTAAAACGCTTGGATTAAATGGGTCATAACCCAATGTAGCCATTGCAGAAACATATTCAGTCTGCGTAGGGTTTCTACCTAGCGCACTACGATAGCCAGAGATAACGCTTTGTGTGTCGTAGTTATAGCCTTCTGTGCTGTAATTTAATGCGCCAGTTCCTTGTCCAGAACTACCACCGCCAGTTAAATACTGAACAGCATTGGCTTTCTCTGCCGTTGTAGCATCACGCCCAAACTGTTGGTTGTATGCGTTATCAATGACGCTATCCAATACTTGCTGTTGTGCAACAAGTGGTTTCCCTACGTTAGTTGCGTACTGATTGACTGCACCAGTATCAAACCCAAGCACACGCCCAAGTTGCTCTGCTGAAACACCTTTGTTAACGGCTTCATTGGCTACAGCCGTATAAAGTGCATCACCTGATAAGCCTTTAAACTCATTTGCAATAAAGTCTTTAACTGCTTGGTCTGAATAATAAACTGGTGCTGTAGCCATGTTTAACCCCTAATCTCTACGTTAGATGTAATGCCAGCACCAATCTTCATTGCTTTCAATTGTGCTTCTGCTTCAAACTCTTGTTGCTTCATAGCAAAGTAAGCCTGTTGTTTTTCACGCTCTAGTTGCAACTTAGCAACTTCCTTCTCACGCATTAACTGCATTTCAAGAGCAGCCTTCTGTTGTGCCATCTCTGTATCAATCTGCATCTGTTGTTGTTTCAACTGAATGTCAGCTTGTGCTTTAGCTTGGTTAGCCTGTATCTCAGCCTGTGTCCTAGCCATAATTGCCTGTACTTCTGGAGGCATCTGTTGTTGTTGTGGAGGAGGATTGCTCAACGCTTGGTCTTGCTCTGGCGTAATCGCTTTGTAGAACTCAGCACTATCTTTAAAACCAGCAATCTCAACCATGCGTCCCAGAGTGCCACGATACTGAGCAGGTGAAACGTAAGGATTAGCAGGGCCGTACTGAGCAATCAACTGCTCTTGTTTAGCAAGAACCATCGACAACATAGCCATCTGCTCTTGTCGGTTACCAGCACCTAAACCCACGTTAATAGACACATCGTATTGATTAGCCCATGTGCGAGGGTCAAACTCTACGAACTCACCACGCATACGAACCATTCGTGCTTTGTCTTGGTACTTGCAAAGTAAATGCAAGATGCCTTGGAACAAAGACTTAACGCCTGTCTCAGCAAAGATTCGAGCCATCAGTTCAATCTTACCTGCGCCAGCTTGTTGCATAGAAGCTACCGCAGCAGCAGTAACGTTCTGCAAGATAGCAGGGTCTAGCCCTTGTGAGGCATCAGAAACACCAGTACGTTTAGACTGAACTGTATCCAGATACTGAAGCATTGGGAAAGCAGCTTGTGCTACGTTCTGAACAACTAACTGTTGAACAGCACCCTGTGACTTAGCCCTGATAACACCACCTGCGGTAGATGTAAGCAAGTCGTCAAGGTTTACCTGACCCTCAACAGCAACCACACGAGCATTGTTTGTCAGATATAAGTTATCCAACATCTGACGAGTGATAGTAGTCTTAATCAGTTGTAAGTCTGTTGTCCTATCTGCCAACGAGTTACCAAAGAACTTGTGTGGGATAGGAATAGGACAGATTGAGTGGAAAGGAACATAGTCAACTTCCTCAACCATTTCCTTGCCATCTTCATCTTGCAGAATTTCGTTTGAAGCGTAGAAAACTTGAGTCAGAGCAGCAATGCCCTTTCCGTTCATATCAGTTTTGACATAGCACTCAAACACCTCAATCTCTTGCATTGAGGGGTCATCTGTCTGCGTTTGGTAAGGCTGCTCACCAGCAGAGTAACGAGCCACACGTTCTGGTGTGTACGCTAGTGCATCACCCATCTGCAAGCCTTCAACCTGCTTTTTGTTAAAGCCCATAGCAACCAAGTCACTACGAGTTAACATCTGACGATGGGCTACGAATGGTGAATCAGCAATAGTTCTAGCCTTCTTGCTAATCAAGAACTCCTCTGGAGGAACATTCTCAATCGTTACTTTGCCTGACTTCTTACGCTTTTGAACTACGACATTGTGAGTAGAACCCATAACAGGCATACCCATAGGGTCTATAACTGGCTGACCCATTGGGTCATAGATAGGAAATTCTGTCGTATCTTGCTCGACAATCTCCATAGTCTCATCACTCATCAGCATCGCTAACTCGTCATCAGACAAGTCAAAGTAACGCTCTTTTGTAATGTCTTCTTTGTCTTCCCAATACGCTTTAACAATGCCATTCTTCTGCATCAAGGCATCTTTAAACCAATCATGCAGAATAGCTACACCAGCGTTATCACGATTGAATACCCAATTACAGTAGTCTGTGGCCTGTTTTGCAGAGGCTTCATCCCTCGGGCCTTGTGGCTCAAAGACTACGATATTGTCTGAGCCTGTAAAGATACGAACTAAGCTAGGTAGCGCACCATCTATCGCTTCTGCAACTTCTCCAGTAACGATTTGAGACTTACCCTCAA